GCGGAAGTGCCGTTCGCACTTGGGCGCGAGGTGGCAGTCGAGGCTGGGGGTGATGCAGATGGAGGTCATTTCATCAGCCTCACGATGACGTAGGTATTGATGCCAATGAAGGCGGTGGCGAAGACCGCCGCCAGGATCAGGCGGGCGATCAGCAGGCCGGTGGGCGTGCGGCCACGGGGCATTGAAACCGCCTTCACAGGACACCCGCCTTCCGCAGCAATTCGCGGATACGCGCCACGCTGCACCCCTCGTCGCGGCCCATGTCTTCGATGGTCTTCCCGCCGGTGTACTCGGCACGCAGGCGCTCAAGGCGAGCGGCACCCTTCGCAGCAGCGATTTCAGCGCCACGGCTACGGACGCCCGGCTTGAATGAAGTCTTGGTGGCGGCCTGCCCAGGCTTGAACGAGTGCCGATTGGCCCCGAAGCCCTTGCGATTGAAGATGGCGCTCACGCCAGCCTTGTAGTCCATGACCTGAAGCGGTCGCTCCTCGCCCAGCTTGGGCTGCGAGCAGGGGCTCCAGAACTTGACGCCATCAGCCACCAGAGTGGGGCACTTGGTGATGGAGCCACCATTGGCGAGATATTCTTCCACAGTCATGATTACACCACAGAGCAGAGGATGATGAGGGAGGCGATGAAGGCGAACTCTGCGAGGCGCTTACACATGGCCGTACCCCATGAGTTCGATCTTGCGGATGACCAGACGTACCCGGATGTGCTGGGCGAGGTCGGGGCGCTTCAGAACGCCGTTGATGAGTTCGATGGCGATAGCTCGGCGGGTCATTTAGATCACCTCCCAGGTTGCGAGGACGTGGCGGGCGACAGCCTTTTGGCTGGGGGTCGTGTCGGGGCTGGCAAGCCACTCCTTGGCACGGGCCACTTCGCGAGACACCCACAGGATCATGTTCTTGCTCAACGCCATTTCAGTACCCTCCATGCTGGCGCTCGTAGGCCGCTTCGTTGGCGTTCTCGACCATGGCATCACCGCACTTGGTGACGGCGTAGTCGGCGATCAGATCGGCCAGGAAGTCGGGGCAGGGAACCAGCTTCGGCTGCTTGACGTTGAAGCCCAACTCGATCAGCTCCACGTTCTCCACATCGATTTCGGGCGGATCACCCGGCAGCCAGTTGCCATAGGAGCGGTCGAAATAGTCAGAGGTGCCGGGGCTGTAGTCGTAATACACCCTGGCCTCCAACTCAGCCACGCAGGCCCCGTTGATTTCCCAGGAATAGGTGATGTCGATGATGTTGGCCATCTCACATCTCCTCGTTGAGCGCGGCGTTGATGCGGCGGATCAGGCTGCTGGCCTGATGGCTCAACACATCATGGCAATCATCGCAAAGCTGGTTGCCTGCGATGTAGAGGTATTCCTTCAGATCGCGCAGCAAGGCTTCGCGGGTGTCGCCGGTCTGCGGCAAGCCGCTGGCGGAAAGAATGCCTGCGAACAGGAGGGGGTGAAGGCTCATGGTTCAGCCCTCCCCGCGAGCGGCGGCAATGGCGGCGCGGGCGACCTCGACCATGATGTCGTGATGGGCATAGTGGTTTTCGCTGATCCACTCCAGCGCCTCCAGCAGATCAGGCGCGGCGGCGATGAGGGCGGCGTTGGCCCGTTGCTCGCTCCGGTCATTGGAGGGGGCATTGATGGGAAGGGGAGCCCCGTTCGGATGACTCAGACGGTAATCGTGTGCGTGGTTGCTGGTGTAGGTGCAGCCCCACGGGCCGGGAGTGTGCTTGCTCATATTCTCTCTCCTCTTTGGCCTCCCCTTTGGCCCCGGCTTTCGCCAGGGCCGCGACGGGGAGGACGCCGCATCACTCGATGTGATGATTGATAGTAGACATAATGTCTCATGGCAGACAAGATGGAAAATGCTCTGTTGAAAAAATAATTTCCTCATTAACCCTGTCGCTTGTGAACTTCGCACTTGACGATTGGGACAGAATGTCCCTATCCTTTTTCCCATGACAAACCATCCTTACATCGAACGGAAAGCCGCAGAGCTGGGTTACAGCAAGGCCGCAATCCTCAAGTGGCGGCAACGCCAAGTTCCGTACAAGGCGCGGCTGGAAATCCTCCGCTGCGCTGCTGCGGACGGTGTGCCGCTGACCATCAACGATTTTGATAGGGCTGGAAATGCGCAGAGGCGTCCCGGCGAATAGCCAATAACCGGGCAGCGCGCCTTCGCTGTGGTCCCGCCTCTGCAACACCAACGCAGTCGGACCAGAAGAAGGCAGACCAGAAGAAAGGCACATACCATGAAAAACCACATGACCCTGGATGACCTGTCATCCCAACCCGTGGGCAGCATCGCCGCCCTCGGGGCCGAAGAACTGGCAATGCTGATCGAGGAAGCCGATGCCCGCAACGCGGCGCTGAAGGCTGCCAAGGACAAGCTGAACGCCGCCCTGGAGTTCCGCTATGGGGAACTCGCCAGCAAGTCGCGCCTCGCTGCCGGTAAAGACCATGGCATCGTCCGCTTTGATGATGGTTCCTATACCGTCGTCGCTGATCTCCCCAAGAAGCCGAAGTGGGACCAGAAGCAGCTTCAGAAAGCCGTGGCTGTCGTTGAGTCCTGGGGCTCTGATCCCCGTGAGTTCGTCGCGCTCGAAGTGAAGGTTGCCGAGAAGAACTATTCCGCTTGGCCGTCCGAAATCCGCAAGGTCTTCGAGCCCGCCCGCACCCTCGAAAGCGGCAAGCCGTCCTTCGAGTTGGTCAGGAAGGAGGCCGCGCAATGAGCGCCTTCCGCATCATCTCCGCTGACGAACGCATGGCCGAGCGCAAGGGCGTCAAGCTCTTGCTGGCTGGCGGTTCCGGCGTTGGCAAGACCACCCAGCTTCGCACCCTGCCGGAACAGGGCACCCTGTTTATGGATTTGGAAGCCGGTGACTTGGCTGTTGCCGACTGGCACGGCGACTCGATCCGCCCGCGCACCTGGGAAGAATGCCGCGACTTCGCTGTCTTCCTCGGTGGCCCCAACCCGGCGCTGCGCTCCGATCAGGTCTATTCTCAGGCCCATTACGACCACGTTTGCGCCAAGTTCGGCGACCCGACCGCCCTGGATAAGTATGACAGCTATTTCATCGACTCTCTGTCGGTGGCTGGCCGTCTGTCCTTCCAGTGGGCGCAAGGCCAGCCAGATGCCTTCAGCGACAAGACCGGCAAGCCCGACACCAGAGGGGCCTACGGCTTGCACGGGCGCGAAATGCTGTCGTGGCTGACCCACTTGCAACACACCCGTGGCAAAAACGTCATTTTCGTCTGCATCCTCGATAAGAAGCTGGACGACTTCAACCGTGTCTCTTGGTCCCTTCAGATTGAGGGCTCCAAGACCGGCCTCGAACTCCCCGGCATCGTGGATGAACTCATCACCCTGTCCATTCTCAATGCTGACGATGGCACGCCTTACCGCGCCTTTGTCTGCCAGACCCTGAACACCTTTGGCTACCCCGCCAAGGACCGAAGCGGACGGCTCGACATGATCGAGGAACCGCACCTGGGCAAGTTGCTCGCCAAGATCAACGGCCCCGTAAAGCCAGCGTCGGAACGCCTGAATTTCCACACCCCGACGCCCGACGCTGGCACCTCCCTCTAAGACCTAAAGAAAGGCAATTCCCATGAACTACAATTCCGCTTTCGATTTCAACAATGCAGAAGCTTCCAGCCCCAAGGGTGAACTGATCCCTGACGGCACCGTGGCTCGCGTTATCCTGACCATTCGCCCCGGTGGCGAGGGGGACGGCGGCTGGCTCAAGCGCAGCAAGGCCGGTGACAAGCTCATGATCGACGCCGAGTTCACCGTTACCGAAGGCCCCTTCGCCAAGCGCAAGTTCTGGCAGACCATGATCGTTGACGGCTCTGAAAAGGCTGCCTCCATCAACCGTTCCACCCTGCGCGCCATCCTCGAATCCGCTCGCGGCATCAAGGCTGACGACATGAGCGACAACGCCAAGCGCGCCCGTCTCGTTGAAGGCTACGGCGATTTCAGCGGCATGGAATTCCTCGCCAAGATCGGCGTAGAGGAAGGTACGGGCGGCTACAGCGACAAAAACAAGTTGGCCTATGCCATCGGCGTCGGCAGCAAGGAATACAAGGCCGCTGGCGCTGCGGGTGCGGCTGGGGCTCCCGTTGCTGCCCCCGGTTCGTTCCAGCCTGTCGGCCAAGTCGCCGCCAATGTCGTTGCCCAGGCTGCCGCTGCGCAGTCGAGCAAGCCGTCATGGGCGCAGTAAGGAAGAAGAAGGAAGGGGGGGCGAAAGCCCCCCTGACCTATGACGACCAACTCAGGGAAGAGGCAATAGCCCGCACCCTGAAGGCGGTTGGCAAGCACCTGTGGTCAATCGGCCCCAAGCGCCCCATCGAATCCCTCACAGAACTAGACGTGACCATGATTGTGGAAACGTGCTTGGCCGAGTGGATCGTTGTCAGGTGCGAACAGGCCAGGAGAGACGGGCTAACCCCCCGCCAGACCGACGAACTCATTCTAAGCATGGTGTGCCCATGATCGACCGTAACCGCTGGGATGATGCAGGCATCAAGAACGCCTTTAAGTTCTTGGCCGAAAGCGTGGGCGAAATCGGGTGGTCCGTTCCCCCGTCTGCCTGGACAAGCGAGCAAGTGGAAGCCGTCTGCGAAGCCATCATTACCGGCTGGCAAGAAGGCTACGAGCAAGCCCGCCAGAGTGGGGAGGCACCTTTCTAGATGATCGACTTCAACAGCCATCACATGGTCCGCGATGAAACCTCGCAGCGCATCAACACCCTGATTGATGCCGGTATCGTCTCCAGAGAGGGCAAGCACGCCCCCAGGAAGTATCTCGGCACCAGCTATGTTGGCCGGGCCTGCCTTCGATCCGTTCAGTACGAATACGCCCTGGCCCCGAAAGATGAAGGGGCCGGGTTCGATGGGCAGACGCTTCGACGCTTCGAGCGCGGGCATGTCGGCGAAGACATGGCAATCGGCTGGTTTAAAGCCGCTGGGTTCGAGTTGAAGACGCAGGGCAAGGACGGCAAGCAGTTCGGCTTTGAAGCCGCTCAGGGGCGCTTTAAAGGCCATTGCGACGGTGTTGTGGTGGGTGGCCCAGATGGCTTCGCCTATCCCTTCCTGTGGGAACACAAGAGCCTCGGGTCTAAGGGGTGGTCGAGTGTCGCAAAGAAGGGCGTGGCTGTCGCCTATCCCGTCTATGCCAGTCAGATTGCCGTCTATCAGTACCATCTAGACCTGACAGGCAACCCGGCGCTGTTCACCGCCACAAATGCCGATTCGATGGAACTCTATCACGAGTTCGTTCCGTTCGATCCGGCCCTCGCCCAACGCATGATTGACCGGGCTGTGCAAGTCATCACAGCCACAGATGCCGGTGAATTGCTGCCGCGCTGTGCGTCTTCCGCCGATCACTTTGAATGCAAGTGGTGCCCTTGGTCGAAGAGGTGCTGGGCATGATCGACCTAAATCCGCTCCAAAAGCCAATTAGAGATTTTCAAGATCAAGAGCAACACCAGTGCAACCACGGCGTAACTTCAGTTACGAAAAAGGTCTGCTCCAATGGAGTGGTTCAATACCGCATCCAATGCATGATTTGTGGAGACACTGTTTCTGGCATTAAAAAGTCTGAAGCCATGAGCCTGTTTGTTCGTGAAACAGGTCTTGACCATTGCATGATCCCAGACTTCGATCATGAACTTCGGAACAGATATTGGCGCGAGCGCGAGGCGTTGAGAAGATCCGAGTGGGAAGAAAGAAAGAGGTTGGAAAAAGAGGAGTGGGATGCATGGTATTCTCAATATCTCGCCAGCGCCAAATGGCGCGAAAAGCGCGATGCCGTTATGTTCAGAACTCGTGGCGTCTGCGAAGGATGTCGAAATGCAAAGGCTGACATAGTTCACCATCTAACATACGATAATGTCGGAGATGAGCTTCTCTATGAACTTGTTGCGCTATGCAACCGTTGCCACGATAAAGCTCATGGGAGGGCATAAAATTGCTCGATTTCAACGACGCAGCACCCATACTTCATATGGGTGACTATAGCCTGCTGCCGGAAAAGGCAGACATAGCCACATACCTCGATGTTGTCTTCAGCTACTGCGACGGGTTCATACCTCTGCGCGGGTTTATGGACAACGGGCAGGGGTTCGATGGCAAGCCCAACAACACTTGGATGGGCGCGGACAAGAAGGATTTGGTAGACGCCGTCTATAACTGGTCAGCGTTTAGCGCGGGCCAGGGCATGGCCGCTTACCTGATCCCCTGCACCGTCGCCAATCATGGCGAAGCCCACGCCGTCGAATGCCTCCAGTCTCAGGTTCTCGTCTGCGACATAGACAACGGCGAAATTCCGACCAAGCTGGCCCATGCCGTGCGCTACATCGGAACGCCTACCATGATCGTGGAATCGGGCGGGAAGACTGCCGAAGGTTTCGATAAGGTTCATGCCTATTGGAAGATCGAGGAAGCGGTTGATGGTCAGCACCTCAAAACCCTGACCGCTCTGCGCGAATGGCTGGCGTCCAAGATCGGCGCAGATATGTCGTTCAAGCGCATCAGTCAGCCGATCCGCATCGCTGGAAGTGTCTATCACAAGAACGCCAGATCGCGCCTCGTCACCATTCGTGCCCACAACCCCATCGAATACCGCCTGGATGATCTTGTCGAGAAGGTGCGAGACATGCCCTCCATTGGCAGCTTCGCCCCGGCTGGCATGATGGATTTCAACCCGACAGGCGCAAAGCTGGAGCTGTCAACCGTGTTGACAGCTACCGTTAACGCTGGCGGGGAAGGGGATTACACCCGGTTCGACGCCTTCAATGCTGCCGCTGGGCACGAAATCCGCATGGCCCATCAGGGCAGACAGACCGTCGAGCAAGCCTATCAGAACGTGGTGGCGTGGGCCGTCGCCAAGATGAATCCCGCATGGGAAGAAGCGCGCATCAAGAAAGAGTTCGAGGCGCTTTGGAACAAGCATGTGAAGGAAAACGGCGCAGCCGCCGAGGTGAAGACGAAGGACACATCTAAGTCGCGCTTCAATCTTGTCGATATCGACTTCTTAATGGAGATGGAGCCTCCCGAATACGCTATCGAGAAGATACTTCCAAAAGAAGGATTCGGCGTTGCCTACGGCCCATCTGGTCATGGCAAATCATTCTGCATGATCGACATGGCCCTTTGCATGGCCCACGGCAAGGACTGGCATGGGCATAAGGTCAATGGGAAATACCGCGTTCTCTATATCGTCGGGGAAGGCGCTTCCGGCCTGGGGAAACGCATCCAGGCGTGGCACTCAGCCCACGGCCTAGACCACCGCTCTGTGGTCTTCAAGGCCCTGCCGACCGCTGTGAACATGCTCGATGATAAAGCCGATCTTCCTGCCCTCATGGAGACGATTCAAGAGGCCGGAAGCTTCGATATCATCATCATTGACACCCTGGCCCGTGCCTTCGTTGGAGGCGATGAGAACGACGCCAAAGACATGGGCGTGTTCGTCGGCAACTGCGACAAGGTGAGGGTGGCAATCGGCGGAATCGTCATTGCCGTGCACCACACCGGCAAGAACTTCGAAAACGGGGCTCGCGGTTCGTACTCCCTAAAATGCGCCCTCGATTTCGAGTTTTTCATTT